CTTTAAAAGTGTAAATACAAAGAACCAGAAAAGAGTAAGTGTTTCAACACCTATTCACGAATCTATTGTATCAACACATAAATTTGATGGAATGCGTGTTGTTACAATCAAACAATATTTCGTAGCTTAATAAATCAAAACCTCACGATGTATAGGTTAATCGTTACACATTATGCAAATAGAAGTATCAAATGGAGAAATAGTAGATAAGTATACTATTCTTTGCATTAAGAAAGAAAGAATAACAGATGAATCAAAGCTAGAGAACATAAAGAAAGAACTTTCCTTATTAACCACAGCAATTGAAAGAATGAGAGGTTTTAAATATAAGACCCATCTAGCTTTAAGAGCAGTCAATGAGAAGTTGTGGGATGTAGAAGATGAACTTAGATTATGTGAACAGCAAGAAAGATTCGATGATTATTTTATTACACTAGCACGATCAGTGTACAAGCTAAATGATGAACGTGCATCAATTAAAAAATCAATTAACCTTTCTACAGGATCAACTCTTGTAGAAGAAAAATCCTATTAACCATGAAAACAATCACACTCACAGCAACAGAATTTTATTTATTTAAAGAATTAGCACAGAAGTTTCACATCATGTTCACATGCTCAATAGCAAGTGGATATGTATTTGTGGAAGCAGATGCAAAGATTCTTGATTATTTAGGTTATTAATGTATTTTCAAGCACAAATCGTATTTAAATCATACGTACCAGATGGTCTTAAGAAAGGCATGTGGTTTATTAGAACTTTCAGTGAGGAGAAGGAAATATTTGAGTTAGATCAGGTATTTCGTTCTCCTGAGGAAGAAGAGAAATTTATAACGTTTCATGGTTATCCTGTGAAGCCATTTATTGTTGAAGAGTATATGGATGGTAGCATTCCAGCTATTCTAGCCACACCAGATGAAATTGGTTGGTTTGATGAAGGGGAAGATACTGATGAGCTAAGAGATGTAACACTAAATGATCTTAATTATATCATTAACTATGAGGGAGGATTTGTGTTGATTGATGTTGATGGTGAAACAGGTGAACCAACACTTGCAGAAGGCAAGGTTATAATCACTGTTGATTGGACTGATGCAGATCCTGAGGATTATGATGATTATGGTATTTTTTGTGATGAATGTGGTTCACCAGATGTAGTATATAATTCATCAGACCAAATCATCTGCAATAATTGTGGATGGGAAGAAGAAACAAAAGAATAGTGATGTGTGAGAATAAAGGGCTAGCTGTAATGGTTAGCCCATTTATTTAATTATTCACCAAAAATTAGAAAATTATGAAAATGTTTATTAACTTTGTAAGAATTACATCCATAATATATTGCTTAGTGTTTATGTATAGAATTATATTCTTACGTATACACATACTTGAAGTGAATGTATTTGGTATATTAGTTCTATTCTTATTACTATTAACTATTGATCAATTAAAAGATGGAAAACTTAGTAGGAAAGAAGATTAAGCTGATTAAAATGTTCTATGATGATCCTGTAAAACCAGGTACTACAGGAAAGGTTGTGAGAATTGATGGTGTAGGTTTAATGCATATAATGTGGGAGCGTAGACAAGGGAAAGGTTTATGTATTGATCCTGATATAGATCAATTTGAAGTAATCTAACATTGGGGGTGTATGGAATTGACTGGGTAATAAAAGTGATTAACAACAAGCAGTGCAATGAATGGTATAGCACTATAAAATGTATTGCTAGAACTATAAACTAGCTGGTGGAATCGATAACCTCTGGTTATCCCTCACACTGATCATTTAGATCTAAGCTTGTAATAAATTGTTATTTAACTGCTGCAACAGGACAAGAGTTCGAATCTCTTCACCTCCACAACAACTTGTCAAGGAGTTGTTTTCATTAGTTTAAAGGTTATACACCAGGGATGTAAAAGTCTCTGGTGTATTTTTATTCACACACACAATTAATTAAATCATGACAAAGAAAAAAGAGATAGGTGTATTAGCATCTGCAAAAGAAGACACTCTTAACCAAATCATCACTGCTCAAAAGGAGAAAATTGAAGCATTGACAGCTTATGGTAAGAAGTTAAAGAAACAAATCAAGGAAATCAATGAGGATCAGGCAGTAGTATGTGAAGACATTGAAGAGAGTTACAGAAATGAACTACTTGAGCAAGAACGTATTCATCAAAAAGTATTAATCTTAGGTATTATTGGTGGAATATTAACAGGTACAATCATAGGAATGATCATCTAATGACTCAGCACCAACAAAAGAAATCACTCAGTGTGATGACTGTTGATCAGCTCAAGGAGCTCATTCAAGAGCATAATTTAGGTGGTGAGATTGATTATGATGTTAAACATGTGTATGGAGAGATATTATTTCGTGACATGTTAGAACAATGGGATAAGGATGAAGTAAAAGAAAAGAATGATGATGGCTGTGGTCATGATCAAAATGAAGATTATTATGAAGAAAACGAGTAATTATTACAAGAAAAGAAAAACAGCAATCTTTAGAATGCTGACAGAATCAAACAACTTTTTTATAATCCCTGCTATTAGACTTTATTTCGATAAGGCATATAGAGGTGGTTATGATAAAATTTATTTGGAAATTAGTTTCTTTAATCGTACATTAGCTATTAAGATTAAGTAAAACCAATGAAAACCAAAATAGCTATCGTAGGAAAAGCTGCCTCTGGTAAAGATCATTTAAGAAAACAAATGATTAAAAGAGGTATGAAATTTGGTGTGTCTACCACATCAAGAGCTCCTAGGGAAGGTGAGATAGAGGGAAAGGATTACCATTTTGTTAGTGAAGAGATATTTATCGAAGCTATCAGAACAGGTGAAATGCTCCTTCATCAGCAGTTCAATGGACATTATTATGGAATCACTAAAAAAGCGTATGATGCGTGTGATTGTGTAATTCTTAATGTTGAAGTGATTAACACCATGTCTGAGGAGTTCAGAAGTTCTCTTTTTGTCATATATCTAAACATAGATATACAGATAAGAATGGAACGTATGAAGGAGAGGGACGTATCATTTAAGGATATTGCTCAGCGTGTGTACGCAGATGATAGGCAATATGATGGTTTTACTAATTACGACTTAATGATAACAAACCCAAACTTCTAGTGTTCACTTAACCTAGAATAATGAAAAGATTATTGTTAACAGTGTTTCTATCACTGATTGTGTTATCAAAGACTAATCAAAACAATTATGAAATAATCACACAAGTTATTTCATTCTCAGAGCTAAACGTTTACAAACAACTAGTAAAAATAGGAGTAGCCTATCCAGATGTTGTACTAGCTCAAGCAAAAATAGAAACAGGCAACTTTACCTCTAAGATATTTAGAGAGAACAACAACATGTTTGGTATGAAGCTTCCTTATAGAAGACAAACCACAGCTGTTGGAGAGAGTAGAAATCATGCTAAATACACAAATTGGATCCAATCAATAAAGGATTACAAACTATGGCAAGATAAAATGATTCACAGAGCACCAACAAAAAGTGCCTATCTCAAATATCTAAGAAGGAATTACGCAGAAGACAAGAACTACATTAATAAGATTAAACAAATTATTTAAAACTAGAAACCAATGGAAGCACTAATTTACGATATAGAAACCATGCAGGAGTTATTCCTAATTGGTATCTACAATCCAGAGAACAAGAAATACCAGGAGTTTGAGGTGAGTAGAGATAGAAATCAGTTAGATGCTTTCGTTAGATTTGCTGAAATTTATAAGGACTATTATTGGGTGGGTTACAACAACTTACGCTTTGATAGTCAAGTGGTAGAATGGATACTCAGGAACCATGAACATTGGCATGAGCTATCAGCATTAGAAGTGTGTGCTAAGATTGCACAGAAAGCAGCTGATGTGATACATGATGCTAACTATGACATATTTCCTGAGTATAGAGAAGAATGGCTCACCCTCAAACAAATAGATATATTCAAGATCAACCACTATGATAATAAGAATCGTATGGTTAGTCTGAAGAGACTAGAGTTTGAGATGGATCTTGAGAACATTGAAGAGATGCCTATACATCATTCCAAAACCAACATGACTCCTGAAGAGATACAACTCACTAAGGATTATTGTAGGAATGATGTTATGGCTACCTTCGAGTTCTATAAGATTACTACAGGTGATACAGAACATCCATTATACAAGGGTAATAATCAAATCGATCTAAGACTTGATATATTAGAAGAGTTTGGCATACCATGCTTAAACTATTCTGATAGTAAGATTGGTGATGAGATGATTAAGAAGTTCTACTGTCAGGAGAAGAACATACAGCCTTCAGATATAATCAAGAAAGGAACCTTTCGCAAGGAAGTACCTGTTAAAGATTGTATTGCTCATTATGTAGCATTCCAGACACCAGAGCTACAAGAGTTCTATACCAGAGTGAGAAAGCTTAAGCTTGGACTTCAGGATGACTTTAAAGAAGAGATACACTTCTATGATAATGTGTATTCATTCATGAAAGGTGGTCTGCATACAGAGAACAAGCCTAAGGTATTTGAAGCTGATGAAGATCATCTCATAATTGATTGGGATGTGAGCTCTTATTATCCAGCTATTATCATTAACAATGGTAAATACCCTGCACATTTGGGTAAAGAGTTCCTTCGTGGTTACACTCATATGTTTGAGAAACGATTGGAGCTCAAACCATTAGCTAAGAACGATAAGAAGATTAAAGGTATTGTAGGAGCACTAAAGCTTGCTGTAAACTCTGTTTATGGTAAGTCTAGTGATATGCAATCTTGGATCTATGACAGACAATTAACTATGTTCACTACTATTACTGGTGAGCTAAGTTTAATGATGCTTATCGAGGCTTATGAAATGCAAGGATTACATGTTATTTCAGCTAACACTGATGGTGTAACAATTATGATCCACAAAGATGATGTGCAAAAAATGCATGACATCAATAAGTGGTGGATGGATCTAACACAATATGAGTTAGAACGTACAGACTATGCTAAGATTATATTTAGCACAGTGAATGATTACTTAGCTATTAAGACAGATGGAGAGATTAAGAAAAAAGGTGACTTTCTTACAGATTTTGAATTGCATAAGAATAAGTCTGGTCGCATTGTTTCGATTGCTTTGGAGCAGTACTATGTTCATGGGGTTCCTGTTGATATTACTATCAAAGGTCATGATAACATCTTTGATTTCGCCATTCGTCAAAAAGCGAGTAAAAACTTCCACTACGAAGGGCACAACAAAACCACTGGTCAGAAAAATGTATACAACAAACTCATAAGATATTATGTATCAAACACAGGAGAGAAGCTCCTGAAGATAAAGAATGAGGATTGTGAAACAAATGCTGCAGCTGTAAGTCAAGTTGAGGCTGGTGAGTGGCTGTGTACAGTGTGTAATCATCTTACCAAGGATCATGATATGAGTAATATCAATTATGATTATTACATAGAGAAAGCAAATAGAATTGTGAGTAAGATACAACTAGAAGGCAAGAAGCGTAAGGTTGTAGTTATTCCTAACCAAATGTCATTATTTTAATTATGCAAAAGAAAGAATCAAAAACAAATTTGCACTTTGTAGCAAGTATAATCAAATCAGCTGTAAGAGTTATGGCTGGCATTACATTAATTAACGATCAAATAGTATTTGCAGGATGTTTACTCATCTTTGCAGAGATCTTTGGTATCATAGAAGAATTATAGTGTGAAATTCGTCATCTTTGCAATAAGATGGATAGCTAATAATTTAACTGTTCCATTTTGGATGTTAGGTCATGTTCATTTATCATTAAACGTATATGATGATTTAACAGAAATAATAGCATCCTTTGGAATGAATATACTTGTAGCTACAGGATTCTATCTAGATTGGAAAGAACATAAATCAAACAAATAAAATGAAAAAACAGCTAAGACATATGCTATGGCTATGTTGGATCAAAGATTAAGTACACCAGATCTACATCCTGATGAGCTTAGACATTGGTTCGAGATTAAGCAAGCTATGCAATCACTATGAAGATAAATCGTTTAAATATAGGAGAACACCTATTAGAATACCAATTGAATCTAATTGGAAAGACTAAGATGGATGCTATTATGGATGAAACATGGATTGTGGGTTGGTCATTAACACCAGATCAATATGCACAATTCAGAGCATATGCTATTCCCTTGCTTAAAAAGGTTTTTAAATGTAATACAAACAAAGCAAAAGACACATTTGAATGGTTCATGATGCAGTTTGGATTACAGGTATTATAATTCTAATCAAATTGATTATTAACAGGGCTCTCACAAGGAGCCCTTTTTTATTTACTAACAAATTTAATTATTATGAGCTCATTTCATGGACAAACAGTAATAACAACAGTTAACAAGCTTATTGAAGCAATAGGTGAACCAATGTGGGAAAATAACTCAGGAGAAGATAAATCAAACTATGATTTCTCATTTCAAGTGCAGGACTTTGAGGCATTTGTATATGATTGGAAAGAATATGCACCAATAGGTCCTAATCAACTCATTGAATTTCATATAGGCACAGATACAAGAATGCAAAGCTTAATTGCTGTAGATAAACGCAAAAGAAAGAAAAAAGATGAATCTGAACCTACATACCTCCCATTTTAAGCAAATCATAGAGAATGGTTATTCATTAGATATGGTTTTCTTGCTTAAACTAGCTGAAGAAGAAGAATGTCTTGAAAGCTTTTGTAATGGATCTCCTAAATTGGAGGCTCTTTACCAAGGCATTTATAGAAAAGGACTTATTTCAGTGGAAGACAAACTTACATTAACAGGCAAATCTGTGTTAGAGTTTCTAACAACAGCAGAAGAGACTACTAAGTTTGTTAAGAAGAGGAAAACATCTGATGATTTCGAACTATGGTGGAAAGCTTATCCAGGAACTGATACATTTAAGATTAATGGAAAGAGTTTCACAGGCACTAGAAGCTTAAGAAATAAGAAAGATGAATGTAAGGCGAAGTTGAATAAGATATTAGATGAGGGAGAGTATACTATTAAAGAACTAATTGAAGCATTAGAGTTTGAGATTAACCAAAAGGTGAACAACTCAATCAAGACTGGTGTGAATAAGATGAGCTTTATGCAGAATAGTCTCACCTATCTAAATCAACGTACATTCGAACCATTCATAGAATTAATTAGAGAAGGACATAAACAAGAGATTGATACACCAGTCTCAGGGAGCACAGACATATGACAAAGAAACAAGAAGCAGAACAATGGGTTACTGAATTCAGATATTATGCTGATGGAACTGATAGTGAGGATGATAGATTCAGTCCAGCCATTGAGAAAGAAAATGGTAAGAAGCTTGCACTACTAGCGTTAAGTAAAGTTATAGAATACTGTAATAAATTAGGAGTGTACAATTACAAACATCAGAAAGAACTAGCACAACTTAAACAAGAAATAGAAAAGTTATGAAACAACAAACAGCAGTAGAGTGGTTATTTGAAAATGTATGGATAACACCTGGATCAGAATTACCTAAAATTTTAGAACAAGCTAAAGAAATGGAAAGAGAACAACTAGAGGCAGCTAACTATGAAGGTTATCTAGATGGTATGCGAGATGAAAGTGAAAAAGAATATTAAACCAATAAATTATGAGTTTTGAACATTTAGCAAAAGAAGTGGAGTTGGGTCTATCAGATAGAAACAATGGTATACCTATGGGATTCGATAGATTGAATCGTTATGTAGGAATTAGAAAGAGCATGTACTTTCTTGTAGGTGGTCTTACTGGTTCTGGTAAGACTAGCTTTATAGATGATGCGTTTGTTCTTAATCCTTTTGATTGGTATAGATCAGTCCAGAATAGGCAAGATATAAAACTTAAAATCATCTATCGTTCTATGGAGCGTAGTAGAACATATAAGTTTGCCAAATGGGTTAGTCGTAGAATATTCCTTGATTATGGTATGATTATTCCTGTTAGTAAAATGTTAGGCTGGCAGAAAGAAAAGATGACTAAAGATGAGCACGATTTGTTCTTAACATATAGAGACTATATGGGAGAACTAAATGAATGTGTTACAATCATTGATGGTCCTGAGAATCCTGTAGGTATTGCAAAAGAGCTGAAAGCCCATGCATTAGAGAATGGTACAATAGAGAAGCTTGATGATTTCAATAAGATCTATGTTCCTAATCATGAGAATGAAGTTACTATTGTAGTGATTGATCACATTGGTTTATTGAAAACAACCAAGGATCAACCTACTAAAAAGGAAGCAATTGATAAGATGTCAGATGAGTTGAGATATGCAAGAGATTTCTATGGTTATACACCAGTGGTGGTTAGCCAGTTCAACAGATCTATTTCTAATCCTATGAGGATTAAGAATGGTGATGTAGAACCACAGCTAGAAGACTTTGCAGAATCAAGTTCTACACAGAATGATGCTGATATTGTTATGGCTTTATTTGATCCTCTTAGATACAAAGTGGCAGACCCATCAGGTTATAACTTAGATAAGTTAAAAGATGAGTATGGTGCTAAGTATTTCAGAAGTCT